CCGAACAATCTAATCAGTTCGTCGGCTTCGGCTTCAGCCTCGTCCATAATATCCTGGTCACCGCACATAGCTGCAAGGTTCAATCCCATATTAACAAAGTTCATCAACGCTTCTATCTGCATAGAATGCATTTGGTGGAAGCCTAGTGTTTCTACTTTTTGAGGATCAATCATTATAGTTCTCCTTTTTCGACCATATCAATACGTCGCCCTATCCAATTCATGACAGGAACTGCCATACTATTGCCTAACGCCTTGTATCTATGGCCATTAGGGCAATCCTCTGGCTCTTTATTCCTCCATGGTATCCTACTAAAGTCATCAGGGAAACCCTGTAATCTCTCACATTCTTTTGGAGTAAGCCTCCTGACTGTACTGGAACAGACCATTGGCTTGGTTGCTAAGTCCGCGCCTCCCTGTCCATAGCTTGCAGTAAGAGACATCGTCACATCAGATAAGGTTGTTTCTCCTGTAGCTTTCGAAGCGGCAACTAGATCTGTAGCATCTTTGTCATCCCGTGCTTTGACTGTGCTTGCCGTTCCGTCATCCGTGTAGTCTCCAAACCCACGCATCCTTGAAGCAACGATAGCATGAACATCGGTTGCCGTTTGACAGGGGGACAGATCAACAAAGGGTTCTACCTGATTGCCACCGTTCTCTGGCTTACGACCAATCCAATTCCCAGGCAGAGCGTAGGTAACTAACGCTTCGGTTTCTACTCTGGAGTTTCCTGTGCGACTGAAAGGAGGGCCGACTGTAACTGTGGGGGCAACTCTTTGCCCCGCCTCTCGGCTCGGAGGAGGATTCCCCGACATGCTTTCGGGCTCAAATAAAACACTTGCGGCACGTCTCCAGTCTCCAAGATATCCGACAACGAACACACGGCGGCGTCTTTGTGGAACTCCGAAGAATTGTGCGTCCAGCACTCTGTAGGAGAACCCGTACCCGATTTTCCCCAACGCCCCGAGGAAGGTACCAAAATCCCGTCCTCCGTTGGAGGACAAGACACCGGGGACATTTTCCCAGACAATCCACTTGGGCTTAAATTGTTCAGCCATTGCAAGATATGTAAGCATGAGGCTTCCTCTCGGGTCCGAGATTCCTTTTCTAAGTCCGGCGACGCTGTAGGACTGACATGGTGTCCCGCCAACAAGAAGCTCAATTGTTCTGTCATTATTCCATTCCTTAAATTTGGTCATGTCTCCATGATTTGGTATGTGTGGATAGTGATGTTGCAACACGGCACTTGGAAAAGGGTCAACCTCACTGAACCATTGTGGCTCCCAACCCAATGGGTGCCAAGCGGCAGTAGCCGCCTCGATGCCCGAGCATACTGATCCATACTTCATTCTATTTCTCCCCAGTCATCTTGTATATCCACGTCGATCTTAGACGGAACCTTTAGGTTAACGCCTGTCTCCATGATCTCTTTGATCCGATCGCTCTGTTCTGGACTGTCTATGTTGAAACAAAGTTCGTCGTGTACTGTAAGCATAGGAGTAAGTCCCTCCTTGTAGCAATCAAGCATAGCTTTCTTTGTTTGATCGGCTGCCGATCCTTGGATCAATCTGTTCAACGCCTTGTAGGTAAACGCTCGACGAATACCTGCGCCGTTAACGCCGCCATATTCTTTCAACGCCTCATCATGTGGTAAAGGTTTGCCTGCACCAAATGTCTTAGGTTCCCAGAGATGAAACCTACACTTACGTCCTAGTAAGGTTCGGATCTGACCATTGCTTGCCGCTCTTCTAGAGGCCATCTCAGCCAACGCTTTAACAAACGGAACCTTGTCTCGGTGCTGTTGCAATAATTCCTTGGCTGTATCTGGATCGACGTCAATCTGATTGGCTAACTTAGCTACGCCCATGCCGTACATGATCCCAAGGTTCACGGCCTTTGCTTCTTTACGAGTGATACCTGCTAAGTCCGCAACCATCTGGTGTAGGTCTACGTCTGAAGTATTGTATTGATCTACGATGTCCTCGAGTAGATCCTGCCTTGGCATGTCCCCAACACTGGCGGCGAAGTGTACCAACAATCTTGGTTCTTGGCTAGAATAATCGAACGATCCCCACTTATATCCATCTTCTGGTATAAACAAACCACGGATCAGTTTCTTGATGTCCTTATCTCTGGCAGGGATCTGCTGCAGGTTTGGGTTGCTCGAAGAAAATCGCCCCGTGACTGTGCCCCCTTCGTCTCGACGAGTAGAGTGTAGCTCCGTATGGATACGACCATTGGTTTCGTGACGTAGTATACTGTCGATAAACGTACTGTCGGCCTTATCAAACTCACGGAGTTTAACTAAGTCCTGACACACCTTGGATGGATGGCTACTGAGATAGCCCTTGTTAAACGAGGGCGCTCCCTTGTCGGTTCTCGGGTACTCTAGTCCCAACTTATCAAACATCTTAGCTATGGACGCTGACGCCCATATGTCTACGTCTCCGCCTGCTTGCTTCTCTATTCCTCGGCGTAGTTCATTTGCTTTGCCGCGGATTAATTTCTTGTTCTTGCTTGCTTTGTCGAGGTCAACACGCACACCATTACTTCGCATGTCTAGCATGCAAGGTATCAGATCAGTTTCTATGTTCCAGATTTCCCATAGCTGTTCTTCTTCTAGCTTAACCTTTAGGAACTGCCAGAGTTTTAGTGTGGCTACAGCATCTCGCTCGGCGTAGGCTCCCACATACATCGGAGGTAACTGCCACATTTCTGCTTTGGGATCTATGCCCCATGCTTTGGCGGCGGCCTTCAACATCTTCTCGTCTTTACGAATGCCTGCGTAGTCTCTAGCCATAGCATCTAGGCCAAACGACCAACGGTTCTCGTCAACCAACGCGCCTGTAATCATGGTGTCAATGATACGACCTTTGATCTCGACGCCCTCGGCTCTCATCCAACCCGCATCGTAAGTTGCGTTGTGCATAATCACCTTCATCTCAGGTACAGACATCTGTTTCTTTAACCACTTCAGTGCAAACTTAGGGTCCAGGTTGTGTCCGTTCTCATGTCTGATAGGAAAGTATCCTTTGTATTCTCCCGCAGCTACAGCAATGCCTATGATGTGCCCATCTTTTCGCGCCCATCCTGGTCCAAGGTTCTTAATGTTTGGGTCTTTGGTTTCTAAATCCACAGCAACTTCGCTGTAACCAGTGAGATCAGGGAACTCTGGCGGGATGTTCCAGTCGGAATCAATCATATCCATCTCACCTTTAAACTGATGATGCAGATCGCTACCAAACAACGTACTCATTTCTTGAGCCTGAGTTTCTTCAGTAGTTTCTTGAACCATTTGCTATTGCGAATGTCCTGTTCCATCTGTCCTAGCATCTCTGCCAAACGATCTATCTCTCTCATGATCTAATTCCTTTTTCTGCTCGTTCAGAGAACTCTCCTCCCAACGCAGTGTACCCTGCTTTGTCGATCCATGAATCCTGGTGGTCTATAGTTTCCAGTAACCTAGAAGTTTTCAACCAGTCCATCATCAGTACGACATGTTGTTCAGTGACCTCACCATGACTTAGTATAGCACCACGGACAATTATATTCCAACCCTCGGCTATACGACTGTGATTATCAAACGCATCCCCGTAATCCTTGGCTCTCTGTCCACTGATTAATTCCTTGGCGGTGTCTAAGATTTCTGTACGTTTCATAATGTATACCTGTATTTGTTATCGGATTGTAATATGTATAGTCGTCGTCGGGCTCTTGTTATCCCAACATAGAATGCTCGATGCTCGTCTTCTGGGAACAGTGTTTCATAGCATGCCTTAGTGGACGCTGTGTACACCACGCAGTTGTCATCTTCTCCACCTTTCATAGCATGGAATGTGGACAACTTAATCCTTGGCGCAGACAGAAGCCCCTCGCCCCTTCGTTCTATAGCCTCGATATAATTTCTCTCAGACGTACTGACCTTCAATACATCATACGCAGAACTCTCTGCTCCACATAACAGACCAAGATCGTTCTGAAGTTGAGCCATACCTATCAAAGCCTCGGGATCTAACGCATCCAGTAGCTTGGACGACGCTCGTTTAAGCTTGGCATCCTTACCTTGTTTAGGCAGGGCAGAGTACAGCTGCCGAATCCGTTCTAAACCCACGGACTTATCCTGACATAGATCGTTCCATGTTAAGATGTTGCCCACCAATTTGTCTGAGATACTAGGATATCCACGGACAGAATACTTGAACCCTGACTTACGAAACCATTTAGCTAGCTCTATTACATAGAAGTTTGTTCGACACATCACTGTCCACGTTCCTTCTTGGAAGGGAATGGAGTCCAGATGATAAGTGTATTCAACCATGCCCTCCTCTTCACGAGGCTCGAACTCTTTCTCTAAACGGCCACCTATCCTTTCGGATATAACACTAGCCAAACGATGTACTGATCTAGGTATACGATAGGATTGTGTGAGACGCTCGACGTTGTCAGAAGATTTGATAAACAAATCAACATCAACACCCGTCCATCTGTGAACAGCCTGGTCATCATCTCCTGCAATAATTACTCTTCCTGCTTTGGAAGCTATGAACTTAGCCATCTCCCACTGGAGCGGTGTGAAATCCTGGGCTTCGTCTATGAACAGATAGTCTAAGCTCGGTGGATCGCCTACATCAATGTACTTCTCTATCATATCTACGAAGTCATACTTGCCCATTGCAGATTTGTATTCGCTCAGTTGTTGGCTCAACTGCAACAGCTTCGGGTAGAACAGTTCTCTGTTTGCCGCATGGTTGAACTCTTCTTCCAGATTAACCATTCTGTATCGAGCTCGATGCTCTAACTGTAGATACTGTGATCCAGATCCTCCGATGGTAGGTAACTGAACACCATCATCGATACTTGTCTTGTCATCTCCCTCAAAGTTAAGACCAAGATCCGATCCAACAACAGCATAGTCCTCGGCACTCATAACATCTTGCCGCTGTAATCCTAATCCATTGAACCCAAACGAATGACTGGTTCTCATGTAAGGGAAGTCCTTGGGGGTTAGGTTGAACTCAGCACAAGCTCGAGACACCATCTCCTCAATAGCCTTTCGGGTAAACGAGATCACACCAATACGAGAAGGATGCACCCCAGAATCTAAGGCGCTCTTGATCTCCTGTATCAACCGATAAGTTTTACCACAACCAGGAGGACCCAGTATAAGTAGAGAGTTATCGATCATAGATCCTTGCCCCTCGGTCTAGAGTTTACCCAGTCCTCGATCTCTGTCAGAACCCAACGGCTTGACGATCTCTTACTGTGCTCATCTCCTAGAACTATTGGCTGCGGAAAGTCTGTCTTCTGAGCAACCAACTTATAGATGTAGGACTTGGATACCCCTAGCATCTGAGCTACTTCTCCTACGCGCAGTAGTCTATTAGAATGGGATGTCATTGTTCATCTCCCTTACTGATAATTCTATTTCTTCTTGTTCGAAGGCGGGTATTTGCCAACACCTAATGTTCGTTCTTTTGCCGTCGGACTTATGGATGTTAACTTTTGTGTTATCCCCACCCATATCACGGATCATCTGGATTAGGTGTCCTCTGTTGTCCACCTTAAATCTTCGGTGATGCAGATACTCGATTAAACCCTCAAGCTTAAACTTTGTGACTCCGTCATCTGTCCATGGCTTATTCATTTCCATCTCCTCGGGAGCCATCGCTCGAATGTGGCTCGTGCAATAAGATTTAAGATGCTCCTTAAACTGTCCCTTGACTGTGGCTTCTTCTGGGACTTCAAGCACAGTGGCGTCTTGCATCAACTGGTTAATCATCTGCTGCCACTTCTGTGGCTTAACTGTCGGAGGCATGATGTTCATCTGCTCCATGCATGCTCGTTGCCAAAGCACTTGGTTCTGCAATTGCTCTGTTGAAATCTGTATGCGTGACCCATCAACATCCATGAAGTATACTCTAGGTTCGGATAACATGATAGTTAGTCCGCCAACACTAGGCATGTCAGGGGATTCATTACCTATCCCATGCTTACGACTAGCGCACAGCGTAGGATCACAGTAACTTTTGAAAGGTTCTTCTTTACATTTGTACGCCCAATCCTTCTTGTCCAGGGATTTACCTAGGTTGATTACTTCGTGAGAAGGTAACGGCTCAGTACACAGTGTTCGATTGAACTCTTCTAGCTTGCTCTTCCAGTTATCAGGTTCAGATAACTTAGCGTAGATCCCGCACTGATACATGCAAGTATTACGTGGTGTATCGATAGGACCATCCGCAAACAAATGCTCAAGGCAGGGCGGACCATCGGTGAAATACTTACGTTTGCCAGAGAAGCGCAGACCTTCAAGCTCGGACTCTGTTACACGGATCTCTTCGACCGCATCGAGGAACTCGTCTAGTTCTAATGCTTCACACTTAGCATTGAATGCGTAGCGTTGTGGCATCTCAGCATTGAAGTAAGGCATGTTAATAAAGTTACCCACATCTCCACGCTCTGCAATAATAGTATCTTGTTTCGGAAAAATCTCACACCCACTGAACCCTAGAGCTATAGACATCTCAGTCAGGTAGTCTCGGATGTTAGCTGCAGGAACCCAGTCTTTCAAGAATAGATAGAGGTGAGCTCCACCTGATTTAGATCGGCAGTGCATCAACGGAAGCTTTAGCTTCTGGATCTTTGCCTGTAGTTCATTGTGGTTTAAATCGTAGACGTCAATGTCCAACGCCGCAAACTTGCATACATTCTCTTCGTTGATCGGGATTGCGCCCACGCCCTGCTTACCATCGATATGGTCCTGGACTAAGTCAACAGTCAGAGGAGATCTTATGATCATGCTCTTGGATTCTGCTTTTCCATTTCGCCCTATGCGTCCGACAGTTGTCGTACCATGGGCTGATTTTGCTCCGATGAAAACGGAGAGTAGTCGTTCTGCCTGTGTCATGTACTGCTCCTAGTGAAAAAGGGGAACGGAAAAATGCGCCCGCACTCCGTTCCCCAGACTGTTTAAAACGGGATACTGTCATCCTGTTCTACAGATGAAGAGGTTGGCACACTCTCCTCTGGTACAGCCTTCGCATCGCCTGCCGCGACAGAGTCACGGAAAGCTT